TAAAAAAAGCCCCTGCTTTTTACGGCAGGGGCTAATCCCAATCGAGGAGAACGAAGTGACAGGCAACTGTCAGGGCAGATACTATCACAGCCTTCTCCAAATCCGAACCCCCCACCGCCCCTTCTCAATTCCGGGGCGATAGTGCATGACCCACCCCCGTCGGGCGGTTATCTGGTGAACTTGCCGTACAAGCTCTAACGTGTTTATACAGGGTATAAACACAGATGCCCCAACAAGAAAAAAATCCCACGGTACGTCGATATGCACCCCGTCGGGCACAAGGTCTTCAGGCCGATTCTTGTTTTTGGAACATCGCGGCAGTTGTCGCCAAAGCTTGCTCAGTTTCATCGTTCATAAATCCAGAACAATCCAACACTAAAACGTCGGTTGGGGGTAAGTTGATATGGGTACCCTTACCGAGCCGCACCTTGGTTTTAACCGCCTTGGTTCTACCATGCTTCAGTGCTTCTACAAACCCAGCGTAGTTAATCTGCTGCTTGCCGCACCACTCTTTGAGGGGCTTAGGTATCAAGTACAGCTTCTTAACATCATACTCATACCGTGCGACAAAATGCCCTCGGGGGGAACCATCAGGAATAATAGTCTTGTCCAGTGATCCCGCAGTACCACGGGAATCGTCTGTTGACTTGATACGCAACATGTTGTTGTAATTCTCAGCCAAGTAGTCAGTTAGTTGGTACTCAACGTCTACGTCCATCTCGCTAATCATGATCTTGGCTTGCTTCATTACCCCAATAATCCACTGCACAATCGGAGCAATCTGCCAATTGATTAGCCCAGCTTTCTTAGCAAGCATTAGCCCTGCAATAGGGCGAGACGCCAAGGCAGACCAATACCTGTTTGCCGCAGATAAATTCGATGCTGCATCAAGCTTGCGCTGTACTGACGTAGCTAGCTCTTTAACCGCGTCCAGATTATTTAGTACATACTGTATATACACTATACCTGCGTGCCCAAAGTTATCCTTGATACCCGCGCTGAACATGTCTGTCTCTTCCTTGGTAGCAAACCTAATTGGCTCTACTCGGCATGACAGCACCCGTTGGGCTTCCGCTTGGGGCAGTGCCTTATACAGCGCAATACGCTCAAGTATGTCAGTGTTTCCCGTAGTGCCAAACAGTGTTTTCCATGGCTTCCCCCGTATACGCTCAACGTTACCTTTAGGCCCCATACGATTACGCTGCAGCCCACTAGGAAGTTGGTACGCCCAATCCGACAGGTCTTGCGGCTTGGTGTTGGTTATCTCGTCCATGTAACAAGGCAGGTTCTTGTATGCCTCTGCGCGGTTCATCTTGGAGTTAAACGTATCCCGCTCCTGCATAACCATTAAATCCGGGTCACCCCAAATAGAAGCCCCTGCGTACATTGCAGTGGTCTTACCTAAGCCAGAACCCTTACTCCATACGTGGAATGCGGCAGCATTAATTGGTTGAAATTCCATCAAGACAGCGCCAAGAGACAGCCCAAACATAAACTGGTGAACTTCCATACTTGGTTGGTTATAGAACTCCATAGTTTGTTTCCAATTGTCCAAGGTACCCTTGGTCTTAAAAATCGGAAATAGTCCCGCAGTGGCAGCAGAAGGAGAACTGACCTCGATTCTGTCTTTGTAGATATCCATGTTGCCGACAAGGAACGACTCATGCTTGTCGTCCTTCCACCCAAACTGCCTGCATGCTTCTTCGGCTTCGGCGCTAAACTGTAATTGGTTAACCCACTTCATTACGTACTCCATTAGTTCTTGTACATTAAGGACTGCTACCCCTTGCATCGCAAGATGTTTGCGGAATTCATCTTTGCTACCCACAGCAGTTAGCGGGATCGTAAACTCACGAACACCGTCCTTGGGTAGATGCAAGCGCATCACCAGAGACTCACCAGCTTCGGGGTCTTTGATACGCCGTATAACGTATAAGTCGTTGAAATAAACTAGTACATCTTTGTCTTCGTTATCCTCGTTCTTCGAATGCTTGAATACCCCGCCACTCTTACCCCGAAAGAAAGGATGTGGGTACTTGGGTATGGTGTATCTGATAGGTGACGCCGCTGCTATATCCAGTGGCTTTTCTATTACTATGTTATCGGACTCGTCGGCTTCCTCAACCTCGCGCCCAAGACTGATAGGTGACTTGATCTTCTCCCAGTGCTTGCATTCAGGGCACACCCCGGCACGATACTCGTCGAACCGTGAGCATAGGTAAGGCCCCTTGATCAAGTCAGCTTTTATCTCAGTGTCTTCGGGCGAATACTCGGGATGCTTGACAGAAATCTTGTGTATTGCTTTGCTACCGTCAATACAAAACTTCGCAATAGACAGCCCCGCCCTCCACAATGGCTCGGTCACATTGGCCTGATTGTTAACGACTTCCTTAAGCTGTTCGCACCCAGTACCTGCCATGGTCTTAATCAAGATAGTCTTGAACCGACTCACAAAACTACCCGCCAGCGCCTGCATCATGGCATCTTGGTGCGCGGGTTCGTACTTCTTAGATGGCTTCGCTACAACTGAATCATCACCTAAGAGTGCAACAAACGCGTTAAATGCAATAGGTGCACCAGCCCCACCAACCATCTTTACTTCGGCGGGTATTTCTGGTTTGTGGTTGTGTGTTTGTGGCACACGTAGTACACGTGCGGCATCTGCCGGGACTGCAGGGTCAACCCGTAGCCCACGTGTTTTACACAAGCGTTTGAACTGCTCAGCAACTGGAACCCACGTACTGCATGAAACAGATTCGGTAAGCGCCCAGTACACATGTATCCCACGCCCTGAGTTAATAACAGTAGGGCGAGGCAGCTTCAATCCTTTACAGAATATCCGCAAGGCATCAAGAGCATCGCTCTGTGATGCGTAATCTTTAGTTGGCCCACAGTCAAGGTCAAGAAAGAATGACTTAAGCTGTTTTACATTAGGTGCTTTGCGAGAACCAGCCTCTTCAAATGTACCTAGCGCAAAGTAAGCGTCATACCCTTCAGCGTCTAAATTGTGAGCAGCATGGATTGTGGCATCAAGGTTGTCAAAGAACTTCTGTACTAAGCGATCATCACGTATGCGATGCGCAAACACACAGTAGTAACCTTCGTCCCCTAATACCGACTCCAGAAATTGTTTTGTTTCCATAGCCGCTGCTAGTTAGAGTGAATAGGATAACTGACAGGTGGGGGTACTCGTCTCATTAAGCCCGGAGTTGTTACAGTGCATCCGGTCATGGAGTGCTTTCCCCCCTAAACAAATCAGTCGTCCCAGTCGCCAACAATATCGCTAAGCTCGGACTTCTCTTCTACTACAGGTGCAGACTTCTTGGTAACCTTGATCGGCTCCGGAACATCTTCAATCTCTGCCTCGGCCTTCACAGCCTTCGGCGTTGCCTTGGCAACAACCTTCTCAAGCATTGGCTCTGGTACTGACTCAACCATAGGCGCGGGAATTACGCCGTCCATCTGAGATACGTTCAAGGTAATTGCCTTGATAGTGTCAGGGTGGCTTTGCAGTGACACAGCAATACGCAACTCATCTTCTTCCAGTGCACGGACAGGACTAAACACTAGCTTGGGCGTAGCACTATTGATGTCAAAGCGCATCTCGGTCACAACAGAAATTGCAGGGGTGTTGTATGCCTTGAGGTGACGACCATAGGCTTGCAGTGGCATCTTCTTACCTTCTACATCACCAAACACGGATGTCGATGGTAGGGTCAATTGATACACGGCTTCTTTATTCAACTCACCCTCAAGCACCACTGCGACACGCTGTTGGAATCGGCATGCACGGGACTCGTTTTGGCCCGAACCTTTGATATGCTGCTTGCAGTCTTTGCAAAACTTGGCTTGGCGTTGATCTTCCGGCACTGCCTTGTCGGGCGTCTGGGTGTCACTTGACCAGCACATAGGCTTCATCTTCTGACCCTTGACGTACGCACCGTCAAAGAACATACGGGATACGGGTGCGGCGTTAATCAGGATGACGTTCATCGAACGATCCTCACTCACACGGACTTCTTTGCCATTAAGGAACTCGCGGAATGCGCCACCCTCAATGCTAAGACGTTTGCTACCACCTGCACCACCAGCAATGGTACTTGTCAGGTTATCTTCAATACCGCTCAACAGGGCGAGGGCGGCGCTACTTTGGTTTCCAAACAGGGTTAGTTGTGTACTCATCTTCGTTTCTCCGGGTTAAAGGTCTTCATCAGGGTTGCTAAAAGGTAGTTCTAATTGAACAGGGTCTTCGGGGTGCACAGGTTCAGGGTCTTGCTTAGTCTCAGGCTTGGGGGCCATCAAGGCATCCATAATCTTTGCCATATCAAATCGGTAGGTAGCACCGATCTTTACATAGGTATGGGTAGGGACATGGCCTTCACGTACCCAAGCACGTACTGTCGATACCGAGACTGTAAACTTTTTTGCCAACTCTTCAATCGGCACAAGGGGTTCATCACTCATCACTTTCTCCGTACAGTTAGGGTGTATTTGCTGTCCGTATTTAGTCCCGGCGGTAGCAAATCAGGGTTGGCCTCAAGGAACTCTTTGAGGTTCGTTTGGTGGATGCGTTGGTGCAACAGGTTGGGGGCGTTATGCTCAATAATAAATTTGTGCATGCCTTCCCAGTTGTTTGTCCAGTAGTCGGTAGACACGACACGGTAGAACAAACCCTCGGCTGTGCGTACGCTATCGGTGTTGTGGTCTTTGCAAAATTGCAGGAGCGCGAACTTTACCTTATCCATCTGCCCCTTCAACTTCCCTTCTTCCTTCTCGTAGGCGACACGCATCTCATCGTGCTTAGCCTTCATCTTCAAGTACACCTTGACCAGCTTCTCTGGCTCTATTTTTGGCTTCACTTCGTCTGTCACTTCGTTCTCCAGTAGTTGGTGAGGTATCTAGTATAGTGGTGTTTTGTCCTTTATTCAAGTATTTCTTTGTAGAGGTCAACTATTTTTGAGTGAACGTCAATTTTGTTGTCCAATAAGTTGTAAACGTGTTTTTCTACGCTTGACCCTTGTAGCTGTACGACGGTAGACGGGTGGCGTTGACCCGAACGATGGACACGCGCATTGGCTTGGGCATAGGTCTCAAGGGAAGATGTTGGCCCCCACCACACTACGGTATTGGCAGCAGTGAGGGTCACGCCGTGGGCGGCTGATTGGGGTTGGATCACCAGCACCTTTGTACCGTTAGGTTCAGTCTGGAAGCGATTGAAGATGTCTGTACGCTTGTGTACTGGGACATCCCCGTTGATCACCTCAGACGTATACCCATCAGCATTGAGCTTGTCATTGAGAATTTTTATCGCATGCTTGAACGGCACGAACACCAGCACCTTCTGGCTTGATTCATCAATCACCTCGGTCAGCACGTTGTATCGGTTCTTGATATCGAACTCCAAGGTCTCCCCAGAATCGGAGTACACGGCACCGCATGCAATCTGCAGAAGTTTGCTCATGTTCACGGCGGCATTGGCTGCGGTGATTTCTTCTCCCGCAGCTTGCACGACCAGCCGGTTTTTCAGCATGTTGTAGTAACGCTGCTGCTGCGCAGTCAACTCGACACGACGTTTTACGTACGTCATCTCAGGCAGGTCAAGGCACTCATCCTTGGTAAACCGTATGGCAGGCTGTAACGCCCCATGCACGGTCTGTGTAGCAGTAGGCTTGGCAATCCAACGGAAGTTATTAAGCTTGGTCATCACCTGATCACGGTACGTAGTGAAGAACTTAGGTACACCTTGTGGGTTGACCAGCTTGGCTAACCCATACGCATCTAATGGTGACTGTGCAGCAGGTGTTCCCGTCATCATCCAAAGCCACGTATCCGGCTTGACCAGCGTGTTGAGTATCTTCCAACGCTTTGTCTGTACGTTCTTGTAGGCGTTCGCCTCGTCAATCACAATCAAGTCAAAGCCACCCTTGGCGATGTCCTCTACGACAATCTCTACCCCGTCATAGTTAATGATCACAAACTCAGTGTTGCCGTTGATGATGGCTTTGCGTTTCTCTTTGGCACCGTATGCGATGTCAACTGTGCGATGCATGGCAAACCTAAACAAGTCAGCTCTCCATGCGGAATCCATAATAGATAGGGGGCATATCACCAACACACGCTTAATACTTTTTTGCTTGAGTAGGTAGTCCGCTGCCCAGATCACAGAGCCTGTCTTGCCTGTGCCCTGCTCGTTGAGGCAGAACGCACGGCGGTTCATGGTGAGGAACGCAGCGGTAATCTTCTGATGTTCGAACGGCCTGTACTGTCCGGGCCAATCGTAGCGCCCCATAATGGGTGACGGTACGTTCTTTACCCGCAGGTTCCTAAGAACTTGGGATTCGTCAATCCCCCAATGCACCAACACTTGGTTATCTGGTAACTCCTTACTCTTAGGAATCACCGTTGTAATTTGCTGAGGGTTACGTACCTTTAGCAGCAAAGCTTTGTTGTCTATAATTTTCAATTCGTTCTCCATCGCAGACGGCTTAACGGAGCGAAGTGGGTATCCCACTCGCTCTCGTCGCTGTCGAAGTTCTAATCTAACC